AACCATATGTAAGTATTGAAAAGTATGGTGCAATAGCTAATACAGATATTACAGTTGCACTTAATATGGCAATAGAAGAATGCAATAAAACAGGCAAAAATTTGTATATTCCTAGTAAAAACTACATTGTATCCGATCCAATTACTATCAATAAATCTATATGCATATTCGGTGACATTGGACGAGGTGCAATTACTGGTGATTATAGAAGTGTTGACTTTTCATTAATATACACTGGAAATAACACATTGTTTACAATATCTCCGCAATGTTCATATGTCGTAATTAATGCCTTATCTATTAAAGGCAATTCAAATAGCACATGTTTTGAGATTAATACATTACGAAACAAATTTATGAATTGCTATATATCAGATTTTAATAAAGTATTTTCGCTAACAATGACAAATAGTGATATTCCTGCATTTGAAAATATAATTGATAATAACTATTTTTATGAAAATAATATAGTAATATATAGTTATTACAATAAAGGCAGTGCTACAGACGGATATTTTACAAATAATATTATTATTAAAGGTAATTATTCAATCAATTCAACTGTACTATCTGGATGGATAATTAGCGGAAATCACGACTATACTATTAATGGTATTAATATAATGCAAGGAGTTGATTTACAAATAAACAATAATTATTTTGATAATGGTAATAATACATCAATATACATTATTGCTAATGGTGGAATACAAATAAACTCTAATAAATTTTTATGCGTTGAGACTACAGCAGATATTCCAAATTCTAAAATTAATGTATCTACTAATATTACAGAATTTGATTATTCATTTATTACTGTTACTGGAAATTTACTAACAATAACAAAAGATAGTGGGGGAAAAATATATTTATTAAATACTACTTTACCATGTAAAGTTACTGGAAATAACGTTTTTAAAAATGGAATAGAAGTTACTAGCTCTACAAAAAATCACATTATTCATGACATATGTAATATTGAAACTTTAACTGTAACAAAAGGCGATAAAATTACACTAAAAAACTATACTTGTTTTAAAGTAAATAATATAATACAATTGAACTTTAATTTTACTACTACTGATACAATTGTAAGTTACACTGATATAATATTAAATACAAAATTCAATTTAAAATATGAAAAC